AAATAATTCTAAGTTTACAGTCTTCTCAACATTCCAACCAATGGCGTCAAGAATTACCTTTACTGGGTAAAGGAAGGCTTTGTTGAATTGTAGTTCATAATCAATATATTTGCCAAGTCCAAACTCATATGGGAAGTCTGAGGCAAAAGAAACTACATTTTCCCTGATAGGATTCGGTTTTGATAGATGGATGAACTTAATCTTATCACCATTGTTGATATAAGAATACTTAGACTCAAGTTTCATCTCCTTTACTAAATGATTATGTAGGAGACACCCGCGGACGTGCATGGGACATCCCTTACGATAAATTGTGGAATGACTCTTATGTTTATGCACATCAGATACACTACGAGGAAAGGCAATCTCCTCCGGTGACATATTATTGAACTTGACCCTACATTCATCAATGTACTTAATCATCTCATCTTCAGTTCCTTCCATCATCACTTTGAGACCGTCCTTAATCATCTTCCTACAGGGTGCAGGTGTAGATGATTTGACAGCCTCAATACCCATAATCTTAAGTTTGGGTTCTTCATAACGGACACCCTCACTGTCCCATACGTTAAGAATATATCTTTTCTTTGCTGTCCATATTCCGCGATCAGCGATGTTTTCTCGCTTCATCTGCATCTTCTGGTCATAAGCATTCACATATGTCGCTAGTTTCTGGTAACTTTTCTCGATAAACGGTTCCAGTTTATCCTGGCAGATCTGGTCAATGATCCCCACAATCTTAGTTTTATCGCCGAGCTTATTGCTAAAAAATTTATCAACAAGAGGTCCGAAATTAAGATAGATTGAGTCAGTGTCGGATGCGATAACATAATCTACATCTTCTGTTTTTAACAGACTATTTAGATACTTGTTTACTTTATCTTCGATCCAACGAATAGACACTTGTCCAGAGAGTGTAATTGCCTCTGCATTGGCCAGTTTGTAGTACCTAAAATACTGATTACCGATAGCCCCATAAGCAGAGTTAAGAGCAATCTTCCTAGCCATTTGAAAATTATTGAACTTTGCAACATCCTTCTCTGTCTGATCCCTGAGTTTTCTCAACTCATTGTCAGATAGTTTCTCATACTGATTACTAGAAGACTCAACAATCTTCTGATCAGGGCCCTCTCCAGCGCCACCAATTAAGTATCCCATATTATTTACTTGAAATTATATTTGTAATGATAATCATTCCACCTCTCCAATAATCCAAGACCTCATACCATATGGTTTATCAGCAATCAAATCTTGAGTTAGTGTTGCTACTTCTTGTGGGACAACTAAACAAAATCCAATACCACAGTTGAATACATTACGCATCTCATCCTCGGCAATGTCACCTGCTTGTTGAATCTTATTAAAGAGTTCTGGTCGTTCCCAAGCACTGTAATCAACATCAACAGTCAGACCCATTGGAAGACACCTAGGAAGGTTCTCAGGAAGACCTCCTCCTGTGATGTGTGCCATACCAAGAATGGGAACTTCATCCAACAGGTACTGAATTAGACGAGCATAGATGGTGGTTGGTCTCAGCAACTCTGGCATCTCCTTGTAGTAAATATAATTCCTCCACAACATATCATTGATGAGTGTGTATCCATTACTATGAAGTCCACTACTCTCAATACCAATGACTACGTCACCAGGTTTAATGTTACTACCATTAACAATGTCATTCTTCTCTACAATACCAGTACAAAAACCAGCAAGGTCATAGTCATTTGTTCTGTAATGTTCTGCGGTTTCTCCACCTATAAGTTCCATCCCTGCCATTGTACAACCAACATTAATTCCATACACAATATCACTCACATTAGAATCAAGTGATTTGGTAGAGATATAGTCTAGAAAATATAATGGTTTAGAGCCAGAACATATAACGTCATTGACGCACATAGCAACGAGATCTTGACCAATAGTGGTGTAATCATCAGCAATTCTACAGATATTCATTTTAGTACCAACACCATCAGTACCAGATACTAATACAGGTTGTTTATATCCTGATGGGAGATCCATCATTCCACTAAATCCACCGTCAATCTTAGGTGCCAATACTTTGATATACTCCACAAAAGATCGACCCTTAATAATGTCAACACCAGAAGTTTTGTAGTCCATCAGATACCCCTCCGTTTCATTTCAGCTTCAATATCAACCAACTTCTGCTTTGACTTCAACATCTTACCCTTGAAGACCTTACGATCAGCATACATCTTCTCCATCAATTCAGGTAAGAAACCCTTGATATCTTTACGAAACATAGCTCCGTTAGCACAGACAGCGTAGTTACTATAAAGATCAAAGTTGAGCTTCTCACCTAGGATCTTATCCACTGTGACACTAGGATGTTTCTCATCCATAAGTGTTTCTGGAGAGATATTATACTGCATCATTAGGTGAGGATACAGAGAGTTCAAGTCAAAGGATACCACATATTCATAAACACCTGGTTTGGGTTCTTTGACGTACGCTCCAGCAAACTTATCATTCTTCTCAGATGTATTTCTAGGTGGAATGACAATGTTTCTCTTCTTGAGATAGTTGTAGATAATCGTATCCCACATACGGACCTGAGCCATAGGATCAATGAAATTCACCTTTGCGTCAAATGCCATGGTGATGACCAACTCAATCAGTTTCATTTTGTCTTCCAGACGGTCAACAAGTTCCACGTCAACGATGTTATAGTCAATGAACTTCTTCCAGTTCCCCCTATAGAAATCCTTGAAAGTATCAAACTCACTGTGGTCCAGTTTCTTCTGTCCTAGTTCAACCTCAGCAATAAAGTCCAATCGATAGGACTCACGATTCACATAAGTAAATTTCTTATAGAGTTCCATGTAGTCAAGTGTAGTAACACCAGAGATCGAATAGACATTATATTCACGACCAGAGATACCAATCACCTGATGATCTACCATCTTCCACGGTGAAAGTTGTTTCATTTTCTTATCACCCATGATTCGTGACATACGACCACAAAGATATGGAATATCATATAGGCGAACATTCCAACCAGTGATCACATCAGGGGTATTCTGTTCCCACCAGTACAGGAACGCCTCAAGCATAGCAATCTCATCACTATGATAATGATAGGTTACATTATTCTGTGACGGTGTATATGGATGACGACCCCAGGTAGTAATCTGTTTTGTCGTATAATCCTGAATTGAGATGGATAACATCTCCTCAGAACATGAATCGGGACTGGGGAACCCCTCTTCAGACTGTACCTCAATATCCATAGTGACCAGTCCAATCTTTTTCAGATCAAACTTGATCTCCTCCTCAGAATACTTATCAGAAATATATTGATACTGATACCTCTCATTCCCATAAACTTTAAATCCCTCTACACCATCATACTTCTTGATGAAGTCTCTACAGTCTCTTACCAAACCAGGTTTGATGGGTTCAACATGTTCACCCTCAAGTGTGCGATACTTAGTCTCTCTCTTGGATTTGACAAAAAGAGTGGGAGAATATTTCTCTTGAAACATTACTTTTCGGCCATCCTCATAACCACGGACGAGAAAGTTATTTCCGATCATCTGGACGTTGGTATAAAACCTCACTTCAATAGACCCTCATACTTTGTTTTTAATTTACTATTAGGTACAACAATAGTCAAAATCTTGTCAGAACTGATCATAAAATCATTTTGAATTGTCAAATTCATCAACCATGGGGATAATTCTTCTCCATTAACAATGAAAGGTTCAGTCAATTTACAATCTGGTTCTCCCAGTTCTGATGATTTCTCCTCAATCTGACTGATCAGAATCTGATTGTTCACTAGTATCAGAATCCTGATGTTGTTCAATACCGGCAATTCCTCGCTCATAAGTCTCCTTTAATTCATCAATTGGTTCAGTAATAGTTATAACCCAATCAGCTACTACAGAAATAGTTTCCTCTTTACTGAGTGGCATCCAAGGTGTCAATCTCATTTTGCATGGTTCTTTTGTAAGTCCAGACCGATCAGCCTGATTGCCCACCAACTTGACCGCACAAGGGTATTTGAGAAAGTACCCAATCACCTGGTCTTGAGCGACCATCTCAGTCATATCGGCGATTACATCCTCACCAGACTTTAATAAACAAAGTTTGATAGTCATAATTTTATTTTATCAGAAGGATTTAGTGTGAATGTCAAGTTCTCCATCATCAATATGAGCGTGATCAATACTCTCGATATGACCATGAACCATATTGATAGTGATAGTTCCACTTTCTAATGCATTAGCAATTCTGTCAAGTGAGTCTGCTATCCTGAATAAACTATTTTCCATTATTCGGAATATTCTCTACCTATCTTACTGCATAAAAAAGGGGGTGTCAACTGGATTGTGCCAGTTCCCCCTCTGCCCATAGGGCGGCGACGATATTCAGTTTTATTTAGTTTCCTCAGATCCATACCAGATTCTCTTCTGGTGTTTCTCTGGCACTATCCGGTTCAGAGTCACCTGAAGAATCCCATCAATAAAGTCTACATGGTCTACCTCAACGTCGTCTGAGAGGGTCCAGGACCTCTTGAAGGACCTTGCAGCCAGTCCTCTATGGACGTATTCCCTTTCATCGGCCTCAGCCTTTGCTGCTTCTACAAATAGTTGACCTGCCTCAGTATATGCCTTGACCTCATAACTTGCAAATCCTGCGAGTGCCAGTTCCAAGCTATAAGTATTTTCGTTTACCTTGACCAAATTGTAGGGTGGATAACTGGTATCACTCTTCGTATTGACCCTATCGAACCAACCGTCTAGTCCAATTGAATACTTATCGATATCCTGCATAAAGCGATCAATATCGGCAGCGCCGTATTGTGCGAGTGCTCTCATTATGGTAGCTCCTTTAAAAGCGAGTTTGTGTTTTGTGGACCCCGAAGGCATCCATACTTATTTATAACACAAAACATAAAAAACGGGGTAGGAACCCCGTAGTTTTTTATTCGGTTATCAGAAAAACTTGGTGGTTGCCAGTTGTCCAAGTGCGGGTTTCATTAGAGGATGTGCTGTGGAAAGGAATGTATTCCAACCCTTATCCTCTGCACCGTCAAATGGAATAGCAGTTTTTTGTCTACCACTGATTTTAAATCTTTTGATTCTGACAAAATCATTATACAAGAAAACAAATCTTGCAACAGCAGGTTCATTTCCTTTGTAAAGACTACCACCCTGCACAAGATCAGATTGTGTAAGGTTTCTTGCATCTGGATCAAGTTCTTTGTACCTTTCACCATACTCAGTAAAATAATATTTCATCATTAGGTCGAATGAATCAATGTTATTGTCTTCATCAACTTTAGCGATATACTCAGAGAATCCTTTTAGAAATAAAGACCCTGCTACAACAGCACTTCCATAAATTTCTTTTTCACATTTGTTTTTAGTGAAACAATCCAAGTATCTTGAAACAGTTCCTTCTCCTGCTAATTTTATAGCAGTAGACATGTATGAATGAGATGGAAGAGAGAAGTATGCTCCTTCTAAAGTTCCTGCAACACTGATGTTAAAGGGTTCTAAGTAATTGTATAACTTAATTGCCCAGTCTTCATTAGATCTATACGCTGATCTAAATTTGTGCTCAGTATTTTGAGGATTTCTTTTTGCAGCATCTAC